AAGAAGTTGCCCGACCAGGAAAAGCAAAAGCTGCTTTTTTCCCTGATGCGGGAATGTCGGGGTTGCGGTCACCAGCCGACCTACAAGACGACGGCACACGCGGCACGAAACACCCGTGCCGGGTTTCAACGCTACATGCACTGCCTTCAGTGCAAGCGAGAGGTGCCACTCACCAACAGCGATGTCGGCTCGTTTGGCCGCCTGGTGACCCTATGGAACACAACCCCCCTCACGATCGAGGGGAAGGTGGAGAAGCGGGCATGAGTGAGCCTATAGCTGTCGAGACACAAGCCATTGCCCCATGCCCGTTTTGTGGCGGAAAGGCAACGCTATCCAAAGCTGCGCGTGACTGGTACCGGATAACCGCAGACCACTTAGAAAACTGCCCACTTGAAGCTTTTGAGGTCGACTGCCCGCAGACCGATGAACAGCTACCACTACTGTTGCGAGACTGGAACACGCGTGCTTTGGATGAAGAGCGGGCCCAGCTAAAGGCCCAGAACGAGCGCTTGCGAGCTGCCCTCAATGAACCCAACCCATCAGCTGATAGGTACCAGTGGTTACGTGAGCAGAAGTGGTTCCAGTGGGCCCTGGATGACCAGTTTGGTCTGTCTGAAACGCTCGCTGAGCAGGACGAACAGATAGACGCCGCCAGGGGCGCGGGTGAACAGCCATGATCCACCAACCTAAGGGCGGTATGTGCGCAGCATGCGCCCACGCTCATCGCAATTGCAGCGACCTTCCATTCAAAGACATGGCGCCCATACAGCGCGATGGCAATACCGTCATTGTCCGGTGCACGGACTTCAAGCGCCCGGTGGGCGAGCAGGGAGAACGCAATGTCTGAGGCCCGCATGCGGCTGAACAATCTGGCCAACCTACTGGGGCGCTATTCGTATCGCTTCAGCAGCGAGGTGAACTTGCATGACCGCCTGGCCACGGTCCTTGAGGCTGAAGGCATCGAATTTGAGCGCGAGCGCATCATGGACGCCCGAAACCGTGCCGACTTCTGGGTGGGCGGTATCGTGATCGAAGTGAAGGTTGACGGCTCTATGTCTGAAGCACTTCGCCAGGTGGATCGTTATATCAACCTACCGGATGTAAAAGGCGTGATTTTGGCCGGTACTCCGCGCTGGGCTGTTGAGCAGCTGAAGGAAAAGCCAACGTGGCAGGACAAGCCTTTTCAGATGGTCCGCCTGGCGAGGCAGTCCCTATGACCTTCGGAAAGATCGAATTCAGCGGGCGCTACTGGTACGTCGCGTGCGAGCCGCAAGTGCGATCGCGGCTCAAGCGTGTATTTCCACGGGTATCACAAAGAGCCGGGGACATCGTAGAGCTGCTGGCCAGCGCGGAAAACAGCCGGGAGCTGCTGTGGTTCATCCAACGCTACCCGATGGATATGGCACCGAGTGTTGCTGAAGCATTGGCAGAGCGCGCAGCTGAGCACGTCGCGATGGAAAGCAGCCTGGCTGAACTGGTGGCGGGTCGCTTGCAACTGCCACCGTTTGAGCTGGCCAAGCCTCCGCGTGAGTATCAACGCTTCGCAGCGGCACAGCTGGATATTCGCGGCGGGCTGTTGCTGGCGGATGACCTGGGCTTGGGCAAAACTGTATCAGGCATGTGCCCTATGGCCATTCCGGCGAACTTGCCTGCCGTAGTCGTCTATCCGGCGGCACTCCCCAACCACTGGCCTGAAAAGCTCGCCGAGTTCGCCCCCAACCTGCGTGTGCACCACATCCGCAAGGGCCAGCCCTATCCTTTGATCAAACAGCCACGCCAGCGTGTCTCCGATTTATGGGACACGCTGCCCGACGTGATCCTGGTCAGCTATCACAAGCTGCGTGGGTGGGCGGAAGTGCTGGGTGATTTGGTCCAATACGCTGTATTCGAAGAGTGCCAGCAGCTGCGTAATCCTGGTAGCGACATCTACCACGCGTGCATGCACCTGGCATCGCACGCGCGCCTGCGCATGGGCCTAACGGCAACGCCAATTTACAACTATGGCGGCGAGTTCTACCACGTAGTGAACGTGCTCACCCCTGATGCGCTGGGCGGCCATGACGAGTTCCTGCGGGAGTGGTGCGTGGGCGTGGCCGGTGAAAAGCCAAAGCTGAAGGACGCCGAGCAGTTCGGTACCTATCTGCGCCGGGAAGGGATCATGCTGCGCCGCACGAGAAAGGAGGTGGGCCGCGAGTTGCCAGACCTTTCGAAGATCCCGCACGAGATTGAATCTGACGCTTCTGTGTTGGCGAGTATTACCGGTGACGCGGTGGCGCTGGCCAGGACCATCATGGCTTCGCACGAGCAATACCGTGGCGAGAAGATGAAAGCGGCGGGCGAATTGGACTCCCTGGTGCGACATGCGACCGGTGTGGCCAAGGCTCCGTATGTTGCGGAATTCGTCAAGCTGCTGCTGGAAAGTGGTGAGCAAGTAATGCTTTTCGGCTGGCACCGCGATGTGTACCAGATTTGGAAAGAGAAGCTGGCCGAGTACAACCCGTGCATGTACACCGGCAGTGAATCGCCAAACCAGAAACAGGCCGCCAAAGAGGCTTTCATGCGTGGTGAAAGCCGCGTGATGCTGATCAGCTTGCGGGCTGGCGCCGGTATCGATGGTCTACAGCACTGTTGCAGCACGGTGGTGTTTGGTGAGCTGGATTGGTCACCGGGTGTGCACGAGCAGTGTGTTGGGCGCGTGCATCGCGATGGCCAGCAGGATCCAGTCCAAGCGTACTTCCTGATTTCCGATGAGGGCAGTGACCCGATCGTCTCCGATGTCCTGGGCGTGAAGCGCGAGCAGATTGAGGGTGTGCGCAACCCTGACGATGATTTGATTCAGCGTTTGGACGTAGGCGGTAATCAGCTGCGCCAGCTGGCTCAGAAGTTCCTCAAGGATAACAACGTAGTGCTGGATGAAGTTGTTACCCCCATTCGCAAACAGTTGGAGTTGGTATGAAGACGCTTTCTATTCGCCAGCCGTGGGCGTGGCTGATTGTGCACGGCGGCAAAGACATCGAAAACCGTACCTGGTTGACCAAGTTCCGGGGCCGGTTCCTGGTGCATGCCTCTCAAGGCATGACAAAAGAGGAATACACCTCGTGCGCGGAGTTTGCCCAGAGCCTGGGCGTCACAGTTCCGTCCGCTGACCAGCTGCTGCGTGGCGGCATCATCGGGTCTGTTGAAGTGACAGACAGCGTACACACCCACCCCTCTGCCTGGTACATGGGCGACAAGGCGATGGTTCTGCGCGCTCCACGGCCTCTACCGTTCATGCCACTCAAGGGCCGCCTGGGGTTTTTCGAAGCTCCCGGCGAGCTTATAGCGCCACACCTGAAGAGCATCTGACCTATGAAAGCACCGATCTACTGCCGTACCAGTGGCCTGCGTATTGGGGGCTGTGCCTGCTACCGCTGTCGACCTCTTGAACTGAAAAGCAAACCAGTGAGCGCATCCAAACCACGCGTCATTTCAGGTTCATAGGGATTCAAAAGTTTTAAAGGGATTTATATCTAAGATTTGGGCAGTGTTGATAAGCGGCGCCAGCCCTTATATATCGTGGCTTTGCGGCTGTGTACAAACCTGTGGGCGGGTGGGTAATTTACTGAAAAGGGTGTGCAAATTACGCATACCGGTGGGTGATGTACGGGGTTGGGTGGGTAAATTACGGCCCCATGCTTCAAGGGTGGGTAAATTACGGGTTTTTCGGCTTTTGCCTGTGGATAGGTGTGTAAATTACGCCGTTCGTCCCCGTATTTACTGGTCTCCGTACCATGGCGGTGGAGCAACTCCGTAATTTACCCACCCTGCCAGCGGCGATACCAAGTATCTCGACATTGCCAAAGACTTTATCATTATCGCAATGATCGGCCTGACTAGCATCAGCGCGGCCCGATTCACTTTGACAGGACTCAAGATGCAATCTGATAAAACCACTGGGAAGGCGCCAAATCGGAACTCCCAGAAAGTTGCGGAAATGCAGGCCAGGGCGGCTCAGGCGGATCTACTGGGAGGCGTGACACCGCCCGAGACTGAATCTGACGCGCCCCAGCCGTCTACGCCGCCAGAGGCCAGCCAACCGGCTAAAAGTCGCCGCAAGCCAGCGTCGAGGGTTGCTCAGGGGGACTTCTTCACCCCGGTGCTCTATGACGTGGGTACCAGGGACAACCGGGGCATCATGGATGTGGCAGTGTTTCGCCTTTCCAAAAAGGACAAGCGAGCCAACACGGTTATCCGTTACGACCTACCTGATGGCTTTGTTGAGGTTTCATCGGGTCCGCACGGTATGGCGTCTGTGTGGGACTACGACATTGTGCTGATGGCGGTCTCTCACCTCACCGAGGCCATGAACCGGTACCGGGATGGGAAAGGCGATAAGCCCTCGCAGACGTTCCGCCCGCACATTGGCGACATTCTCAAGTTCTGCCGAAAAGAGAATGGTGGCAATCAAAAGGATGCAGTTGTGGGAGCGCTTCAGCGGCTTAGCACGACTTACGTGGCGATCGAGCGGACCAACATGCTGCGCGGCGAAATGCGCACGGTCACCGAAGGCGAAAACCTCATTGGTAAGAGCAAGACTATTAGCGCGGCGAAGGGCGGCAAGGTTGAGTATGTCGAAATCAAGATTGCCGACTGGATGTACGATGAAATCACCAAGGGCGTGAAACCAGACGTTCTGACTGTGCACCCTGACTATTTCCTCAGTGAGTCGGGTATCGGTCGGTTTGTGTATCGCCTGGCGCGAAAGGCCGCTGGCAAGGACACTGCCGTATGGGGATTCAAGACGATCTACGACCGCAGTGGTAGCCAGGGATCGCAAAAGGAGTTCAACCGCATGCTCCGGGAGTTGATCGCGGCTGACGAGGTGCCAGAGTATTCGCTGGCCGAGGAAGAGGGCAAAGAAGGCCCTATGCTGCGAATGGTGCACCGTTCGCAGGCTGACAAGTGGAAGGACAAAGAGCCCGGCGCCGGGGCTTAGATCATCACCAGGTCACACCATTCATCCAGGGTGTCCGACCCGGTGACAATCGCGCGCTGGCGCTGGTGAAAGTGCGCCAGCGCCAATACAGCCACTTCACCGTTCACCAGGTCAGGGTGGAGCCGGTATTTCTGACCACCTTCACCAACCCCATCCGTTTCGATACGAGGCCTATATTGCTGCGTGAGGTCCGACATCGTAAGCGTGTCGGTGCCTACCGCAACTTGATACTCGCGAATCGCATCAGCCCAGTGTTCCTCTGTGAATAGGCAATCGTAGGACTCGGTGCGCGTATTGGTAACGAAAGCGTACCCGTCATCTGCCACCTCCCGAAAACGAATCTTTTTGACGATGACCAGAACCCCGCTGGCCGGGGATATCTCCGCCAGCAGAGTGGTTTTTTCTCCGCCGTAGCCGGTGATGGATACCATGATGTCCATTTTGCACTCCATAAAATAAACAATAAAACGCTAATGTTTAGCTTGCCGACAAAACAATAAAATTATAACGTATTCCCCGTCGAAGGTTCCGACTGAAACGAAAGGGAAAAAGTTATGCGCAAGGCTATCGGGCGTGTGAAGCCGCAATTTGTTTTTGGTTTGATTTTTGGAATTCTGGCCACCAGCTACGGTTTCGTAGGTGGCTCAGACTACGAGCAAGAGCTTGAAGATACAGCGTTTTACTGTGAAATGGTGAAGGAAGAAAGCTGGCCGCCGCGTGAAGGCCTGGATTGTCCTGCGCCCGATCTGGTGACTGTTCACCGCCTGGTAGCCTTGTAACGTGTCTTCACAAATCCCCCGTAAAACGGGGGATTTTGCGCTAATAATCCCCGGACATTTTGGCGGCGCCTGGTGCGCCTGACCTGTCACAATGGCGTTTTGTCTGCATTGTGACTTATCATAATGACACCAAAAACGTCCCGCCGGAGCCACCATGGCAAATGACACCGCTGGAAAGGATGCCAAAGCAAGCCCCCCTGTGAAGACTGGAGAAAAGAGCCGACTGACCCTGTGGCTCGATAATGCTCAGATTGAGCGTGTTCGGTTGCTGGCTACAGCCAAGAACCTGCCGCAGTCCACAATCATTGGCGACCTGATCGACACTACCGAAAAACCTCAGTTCTGATATCACTCGAAATACCCAAAGGCGCCCAGTTCGGCGCCTTTTTTTTGTGCCTGAAGTCTATGAAAACCGGCTCATGGATGCCCGTTTTTGCCGGGGTATCGTGAGGCTTTCCAGTGGAGCCCTGCTACATGACTGATCCCTACGCGAAAATGACCAGCGCTGCGCACAGTGGTGCGTTCGGCCTTGGGTCCAAATCCACGCCGACCGCCGAACAGGTACGCGCGGGCAATTACAGAAAGGGCAGCATGCGCCTTCACGGCTTGCCCATCACCATAGAAACCCCGATGTTCACGCCGCGCACCGGAAAGGAAGACGGTAAAGCCTGGTCAATCGTGTGCATGGCGAACTACGGCTACATCAACGGCGTGAATGGCGCCGATGGTGATGCCTTCGACGTGTACGTGGGGCCGGTACCGGAAAGCAACCTGGTGGTGGTGGTCAACCAGGTGAAGAAAGATCGCAGTTTCGATGAGCACAAGGCGGTGCTGGGGTTCCAAGATTTGGAAAGCGCGCTGAACGGCTACCGCAACAGCTATGAGCACGGATGGCAGGGCATGGGCAGCTACGTGGTGTGCACCATCAAGCAGTTCAAGGCCTGGCTGAAGTCCGGCGACCTGTCCAAGCCCCTGGTGGCGACGGATTTAATCCATGATGAGGTGAAACCAATGACCGGCACGGTGATTGCCTGGGGCGACGACAATTTGCCCGTTGATATGACCGCTGGTGACTTGATCTACGGTCTGCGCCGGGATGACGCCGATCGGCTGCTGCTCGACAGCGCCACCATGGCTGACCTCACAGAGTTCCTCAGCGACGGAACACTGCTCGATGCGATGGTAATTGAGTACGCCCAGTTCCAGCGCAAGGCCAACCAGCTGCTACGTGTAATGCAGGCAGCTGGCGCGACCGTGAAGCCTGAGGCAGTAGAGGTGAGTCAGCCCTTCAAGAACCGAGGCACCACCCAGGTGGCCATGCTCTTCAGCATGGGGGATGGGCAGACGGTTTCGGTGTTTTTCCACAATCCCGACAGCACGCCCAACCGACTCACCGTCACTGACGAGCTGATCAGCTGGAAGTGGGTTTTGAACAAAAAGGACATCACCCTGGTGGTGGCGCCAGAGCGCGGGCAAGACATCAACCCGCGCCAGGTGGCTCGCCGCATCATGACGCTGGTTGATAAGAACAGCGCCAAGTTCGTGAAGGCAACCGGCGCCAGTGCCGACAAGGCCGCCCAGCTGGATGAACTGAAAGGACAGGTGGAGAGCAAGACCGCTGAAGTTGCGGCACTCGATGGTGAGATTGCCGAACTGCTGGAGAAGATCGAAACCCGCGACAACCTCGCGGCCCAGCAGCTGGCGGGGCAGGAAAACCAGGACAACGAGCCACCGCAGCAAATCGCCCGCCCTGACTGGGACGAGACAACTACCCAGGCGTTGGCCGAGTTGCTCAGTGCGGACTACAACGACGCTGCTGGTGTTCTGGAAGCGCAGGCCGCCCTGGCCGATGCCCAGTACTTGGCTGGCGCTACCCCGCAGACCGCCGCGCAAGCGATCCACAAGGCCGCTACCGGCGCCGACGACAACAAGGGCCAGGCTGACATGTTGGGCGATGATCCGTCGCTACGGGATAACCGCACTGACCTGGAGAAACTGACCGCTGCCCTGACTGCTGGTAACGCCATGGGGGCGCTGGGTGTGCTCGATGCCATCGCCGACGTCGACGCCTTGCGCGAAGTCGTGCTGAAGGCAGGGTTTAGCCTGGGCGCCAGCGGCAGCAAGGACGAGATTCTGGCCAGTGTTGGGCGCGACCTGGTGCGTGCGGCCAAAGCGAAAACTGACGGGTTTGGCCTGCGCCAGCCTGAACAGAAACCATCTGTGGGTAGTGACGTGATCCTGGAAGACTATGCCGAGGTGGCAGCCTTGGGCGTGGCCACCGTGCTCAATGTGGGCAGCGAAAACGTGTATTTCACAAAAGGCGACGTCCGCTACATGACCAAGCTGCTCAACACGGATGACTACGAAGATAAGGTTGGCCAAGAGGTCGACCTGTCTGGCGTTGTCGATCCGAGCGCGCAGACTCCCGCCGCAGCAGACCCTGAGAACGAAGACATGGGCGATATCTCCCCGGAAGGTCGTTTAGGCACCGTCAAAACGGCCAAAGGCACGAAAGTTGTCACCGGGTTCAAGGTTATTGAGGCCCGCAAACTGATTATCAGCCACGAAACGGACGGTACCCCTAACCCTGACTACCCCAGCGAGCTGCAACCGCGTGACCGCGCTCGTGCGACGTCTCAGGCTTGGGTGCAGAAAACCGCGCGGGATTTGGACCCGGACAGCCTGGGGCGCACCACGCGCGCCGACAGTGGCGCCCCCATCGTCGGTACCGATCGCGTGGTTGAATCCGGCAACGGGCGTGCCATGGCCATCCGTGAGGCCTACCGAATTGGCCAGGCTGATGAGTACCGCGCCTGGCTGATCGAAAACGCCGACTACTTCCAAATCAGCGCCAAGCGTGTGGAGAGTATGAAAGCGCCTATCCTGGTGCGGGTGCGCGTCAGCGACGTTGACCGCGCGGAGTTCGCCGTCGAGGCCAATCAGGACGACAAACTGGCCATGACCGCAACCGAGAAGGCCCGCAGCGATGCGAAGCGCCTCGACAGCGCCATGATGGCCAAACTGGTAGATGGTGAGCTGGGCAGTTCCGCCAACCGTGCCTTTGTCCTGGCCTTCCTGCAAAGCCTGGGTGATGCCGAGGCGGCGCAGTACTCCACGACTGACGGCAACCCAACAGCCAGCCTGATCAGCCGACTACAGGCCGCCCTCTTTGCTGGCGCCTACTCGGACGATCGGCTACTTGAACTGACTGCCGACGTCAGCAAGCCCGAG